ATGAAATCCAAGACCTCCCAAAAAGCTTTTGCCGTCGCGGCCCTGTCCTTTGCCATTACCGATGGCGGCAATGCAATTCAGCTATTGCCAGCGGGCTCCTTCCGCGCCAAAGACGGTCGCCCTGAAAACGCTCCCCATTGGTTTATCGATGCGGCGGTCGCCGAAAAAGTCATTGCCCGCGCGGCCCTGCGCACCAACCCTTCTGTCATTGACTACGAACACCAGACCCTGCATGCGGGCCAGAGCGGCACCGCCGCCCCGGCCGCCGGCTGGTTTCGTGGCGCCAACCTGGAATGGCGCGACGGTGAGGGCCTTTTTGCCACTGGCGTGGAGTGGACACCCCGCGCCCAGACCTACATCGACAATGGCGAATACCGCTATATCTCGGCGGTCTTCCCCTATCACCCCAAAACCGGCGAAGTGCTGGATATCTACATGGCCGCCATCACCAACAACCCTGCACTCGACGGCATGCAGGAATTGGAGTCGCTGGCGGCCGCGTGTTTTGACCCATCCATCAACCAAGGAGACACGGATATGAATCCTGTTTTAGCTGCCCTGCTGAAAGCGCTGGGCCTGCCCGAAGACACCAACGAGGCTGATGCCTTGGCGGCCTTGACCGCACTGCAAACCCAGGCCGGCAAGTTGGACGACACCGAAACAGCGCTGGCGGCCTTGAAAGCGCAGCTGGATAAAGCCCCACCGACTGGCGAGCCAGATCCGGCCAAGTTTGTGCCCGTCGGTGTCGTGGATGACCTGCGCACCGAGTTGGCGGCTCTGACCGCGAAGATCAATGGCGGTGAGGTGGACAAGCTGGTTACCGATGGCCTGGAAAGCGGCAAGTTGCACAAGGCCCAGGAGGAGTGGGCGCGGGATTTGGGCAATAAAGACATCGCCGCTCTCACCAGTTATCTGGAAACCGCGCAGCCCATCGCCGCCCTGTCCGGGATGCAATCGACCAAGGCCGGCGCCCAAGACGGTGAAAAGGAGGGCGAGTTGACCGAGGCGGAGCTGGCGATCTGCACGGCCACTGGTATCGACCCGGTAGAGTACGCCAAAAACAAATAACCCTTATCACCCCCGGTAAAGACCTTTTAAACCCGATTTATCGCGCACACAGGAGACTGACTCGTGACCGCTTTAACTAAAGACCGAAATACCCCGCGCCGTGCCGGCGAGGATCGCAGCGATCCTCTGGCCACGAGTGCGGTGATTTATGCCGGTGCCCTGGTGGTGCTGGATGCTAACGGTGATGCCGCCCCCGCGACCACCGCAACCGGCTTAACGGTGCGTGGCATTGCCCAAGAGTCGGTGTCCCAAGCGGCTGGAGATACCACCGTGGCGACCCGCACTGGCGAGCACCGCCTGGTCAACGACGGCTCCATTACCCGCGCCGATATCGGCAACACATGCTACATCGTTGACGACCAGACGGTGGCGCAGACCGACGGCACCGGTACCCGCTCCGCCGCCGGCAAGATCACCGACGTCGATAGTGTGGGTGTGTGGGTCGATATCGGCTAAGTGCAGCCCGGTTAGTGGTACACAGGATGCTTCGCCCAAGGATGGGCCATTTAACGGAGGATTAAATTGTGATTATTAACAAAGCCAATTTGGCGGGCATGTTCACCGCCTTTAAAACCGCCTTTCGCCAGGCACTGACCACCACGCCCGCCCAGTGGCAGAAGGTCGCTACCCTGGTGCCCTCGACCACTAAAGAAGAGAAGTATGCCTGGTTGGGGCAATGGCCGCGCCTGCGCAAGTGGGTCGGGGATCGCGTGATTAAAAGCCTGGCGGCACATGACTACACCCTGAAAAACGAGAAGTTTGAATCCACGGTGTCGGTGCCCCGCGACGACATTGAAGACGATGTGTATGGCGTCTTTACCCCGCTCTTCAGTGAGATGGGTAACGCGGCCGCCACCCACCCGGACGAGTTGGTGTTCGCGTTGTTGACGTCGGGGTTCTCCGCCGTGTGCTATGACGGCCAGTACTTCTTCGATACCGACCACCCGGTGGGCAATGACGAGACCGGCATTACCTCGGTCTCTAACATGCAGTCGGGCGCGGGCAACCCCTGGTATCTGCTCGATACCAGCCGGTCGATCAAGCCGCTGATTTTCCAGCGTCGCCGCGATTACAACCTGAACTCGCTGCAGGACGAAAGCGACCAAAACGTCTTTATGCGCGATGAATACCTCTACGGTATCGATGCGCGGGTGAATGCGGGCTTTGGTCTGTGGCAACTGGCGTTCGGCTCCAAGGCCACCTTGGATGAAGCCAACTATGACGCCGCCGTGGCCGCCATGATGGCCTTCAAGAGCGATGAGGGCCGCCCCATCGGCATCAAGCCCAACCTGTTGGTGTGCGGTCCCAGTAACCGCGCGGCGGCGAAAAAGGTCATTGAAAAAGCGACGCTGGCCAATGGCGAAGATAACCACAACTACAAGGATGTGGAAGTGCTGGTGGTGCCCTGGCTGGAATAATCCGCTAGCACCCTGAATGCGCGGCCTGGCCGCGCTGTTTTCAAACACTGATTGCAATCCTGATAAGGCTGGAATAAATCATGGCTAACAAAGCAGAGAAAAAAGACGGAAAAAAAATCGAAGCCCTGCGCGTGACCTCCAAGCGCGATGGCTTTCGGCGTGGCGGTCGCGCCTGGACGGGTACCACCTACGTGGCGGGTGACGGCGTAACCGACGCGCTGGTGGAGCGGCTGAAGGCGGAGCCGCTGCTGGTGGTCGATGTCTGCGAGGTGGACGAAGACCAGGTGGTGAAGCTTTAAGGCTTTCGACTTTCAATCATTAACGAGTAACGCGCATGTACTGTACCCAAGATGATTTGATCAAGCGGTTTGGTGAAGACGAGTTGATTGATCTCACCGATCGCGACGGCGTTGGTAGCGTGGATGCGGATCGCGTGGCCGAGGTGATCGCCGAAGCCACCAGCTTGATCAACAGTTACCTGCAGGGCCGTGTGCAACTGCCCCTGGTGGATGTGCCAGCGGTGATAGAGCGGGCCGCCTGTGACCTTGCGCGTTACTTCCTGTACACCGATGGCCGGCCCGACACGGTGGAGGCGAGTTACAAGAGCACCGTGGCCTACCTCAAGGATGTGGCGGCCGGTCGGGTGAACCTGGGCGTGACTGCCGGGCAGGCGGCTCCGGCACCGGCCAGCAACGGTGTGGTGATGGATAGTGACGGCCGGGTGTTTGGTCGCAAGACATCTGGCGGGTTCATCTGATGCTGGTAGCGATTGAGTCTCGACTCGAAACCGCGAGCAGCATCAAAAAGGTGGATGGTGCGGTGGCACTGGCAGCCGTGATGAAGGCCGGCAAGGCCCCGAATGTTACACCCACGGTTTATGTGGTGCCGCTAAGGGAAACCCCTGGCCAGAACAGTCGCGCCACTGGCCCCGCACTGCAGCAGGTGACCGAGCGCATCGCGGTGGTAACGGTGATTAAAAAAGCCAACGACCGCACCGGCAAGGGAGCGAATGCGGAACTGGCCACGGTAAGGGATGAGATCCGCCAGCTGCTGTTTGGCTTTTCACCCACCGATTACACGCCGCTGCAACTGGGGCCATCGGGTTTACTGTCATTTGATAATGGCGTGCTCTGGTGGCAGGACGAATTTATCACCCAACGCTATCGCGAAGCCAACTCATAGTGAGGACTGTTATGGCCAAGAAACCCAATTACCACGACATGGGCAAAGTGAAGTTTAAAGCGCCCACCACCCATAAGGCGGGATCAGTGAAGAAAGAGAAAAAAGCCCCCGCCACCACTGCTACCAATTCACCCGCAAAGGATAAGTAACCCATGACTCGCTTACTGGAAGATCGCCAACTGTTGCTGGCCAAGTTAGAAGCCACCTATGGCACCGACGCGACCCCAGATGCCAGCAATGCCATGCTGGTGTCATCGGTGAACGTGCGGCCGATTGAGGGCAATACGATTGATCGCAACAACATTACCGGGTATTTCGGCTCGCAGGGTTCCCTGCGTGTGGGCACCTATGTAGCGGTGGATGTGGAGGTGGAGTTGGGAGGCTCTGGCACCAAAGATGTGCCGGTGGCTTACTCCCTGCTCTACCAGGCTTGTGCCACCTCGGAGACGGTCAACGCCACTACGGATGTGACTTACAATTTGGCCGACACGGCGTTTAAGTCGCTCACCATCTACTACTACGCCGACAGCACGCTACACAAGATTACCGGTGTACAGGGCAGTTATGCATTTACCCTGGGTACGGGCGGTAAGCCGGTGGTGAAATTCACCTTCTTTGGGTTGTACAACACCCCGGAGAAAGCGGCGAGCCTACCCAACGCGACCTATGGTAGCTTCAAGCTGCCGCTGCCCGTGAATGCTGCCAATGTGTCCACGTTCACCTTTTTCGGTCAGGCGCTCAGCATGACGAAACTGGAGGTAGATGCCGGCGTGCAGTTCAAGTACCGCAATGTCAGTGACGGTGAGTCGATTACCACGACCGGCCGCGAAAGCAAGCTGAGTTTGACCATCGAGGAGCCCGAAGTGGATACCATTAACTTCTTTGATCTGTCGGTCAAGAACACCACCGGGGCCTTGGCGTACCAATTGGGCACCGACGTGACGGATGACGGCTCTATCTTTGAGCTGGCCATTCCCAACGTGGAAGTGCTGAATGTCAGTCGCACCTATGAGGATGGCATTGCCCACCTCAACCTGGACGTGAACATTGTGCCCACCGGCCGCAACCTGGACTTTTCGTTTATCCATCGATAACGGCAATCCAGGACGCCACGGCGGCCTCGGTCGCCGTGATTGGGTTAGAGTTTTTTATGATTCTTTGAGGATGCCCCCATGTTGAAAATCAAAACTGCCGGTGAAACCACCTTTGAATACCCGGTGACCGTGATGTGGCCGGAGAAAACCGGTCAGGTGAAAAAGACCTTTGGCGGTGTGTTTAAGCTGCTGAGCCAGCCGGACTCCGATGCGCTGATGGAGCGGGTGCAAAACTACAATAAAGCCCTGGTAAAAGAGCTTCGAGAGAGTGCGGACACCGGTAGTGAGGAAGAGGTGCCGGCCAAGAAAATCAAGGACGTGGTGCGCGAAGCCTGTGAAGAGGTGTTGCGTGGCTGGGATAACAAGTTGGCCGACGAAAACGGTGAACCGCTGGAATTTAACGACGCGCAGAAGCAGGCCGTGCTGAACAATCCCATTTTGCGCAACTCGATCTGGGCCGCCTACCAGGAAGCGAGCAGCGGACAGAAAGCGCGCCTGGGAAACTAGCCGACGCGGCGCGCTATTGGGTCAACGCCGGGTTGCGCAAAAAGATGGCGCGCAACCGGCAGCGGCTCCAGGAGCAAGCCGCCTTCTTTGGTGTGGATGTTGACGAGCTGCTGGCGGCTCAGCCGGCAGACGAAAAACCGCCGGTAATCTGGTATTGCAACCGCCACACCTGGCAATTGTTCATGGCGCTGCAAACCCAGTGGGACTATGCCCCCATGACTGGGCGCCTGCTGCGACTGAATTACTCCGCTGCCGATATCCAGCTGCAACGGCTGGCGCGCCGGGAGAACCTGGACGAAGCCGTGCAGGATCAGCTCTGGAGCGACCTGCAGCTGATGGAAATAACCGTACTCAATGAGGCCGCTGACATGGCCGACGCCGAGGATGCCTAGGCATGAGCCAAACCGCTAACTTGCAACTCTCCCTGAAAATGACCGCTGACGGCAAAGACCTGAAGGCGGAGATTGTGGGTGCCCGCAAGGAAGTGGAGCAGCTGAGTCAGGCGTTTACCGGCAACAGTATTAGTGCGGACAAGGCGACCGGCTCTGTTAAAAAGTACTCGACAGACAGCAGGGCCGCTTCCCGCTCAACGGACAATTTGACCGCCTCAGTTGGTCGCAATAGCCGGGAGTTTCTGACCCTGCGAAATGCATTGGCCGGGCTCAGTCTGGGCTATATCAGTGCCCAGGCTGTACGCATGGCCGATGACTTCCATGTGCTGCAACAGCGGATCAAAACCGCCACCCGCCAGACCGGCGACTATAACCAGGTCAGCGCCGAGCTGTTCGGCATTACTCAGAACAATGGCGTGGCCCTGCGTACCACAGTCGAGCTGTTCCAGGGGTTGGCCCGTGTTGCACCGGAGCTGGAGGCCAACAATCAGCAGATGCTGGAGCTGACCAACCTGGTGCAGCAGCTGGGCGTGATCAGCGGCGCGACCAACACCCAGATGAACAACGGGCTGTTGCAGTTCACTCAAGGTTTGGCGGCGGGCACCTTCCGCGCGGAGGAGATGAACTCCATTCTGGAGAACCTGCCCGAACTGGCGGTGCGCATTGCGCGCGGTATGAACATGACCGTGGGAGAATTACGCCAGGCGGTGCTGAATGGGGAAGTCTTAAGTAAAGATGTCTTTCAGTCGTTGATCAATCAGGCCGACAATATTAACGCGCAGTTTACGGAAATTCCCCTGTCGGTGGAGCGGGCGGGCACACAGCTCACCAATGCCGTCAGCCAGTTTGTGGGCAAGTTGGACGAGGGGGTGGGCCTCTCCCGCTCCATTGCCCAGGCGCTCGCGAATGCGGCGGAGTCCCTCAACGAGCTGGTCTCAGGCAGTCCTTCCGTGCGCACGCTGGAACAGGAACTGGCTGCCCTGCAAGCGCGCCTGGACGGTGGCCGGTTTGTGGGGCGCAGCGCGAAGGCTCAGAAGCAAGGCCTGGAAGCGCGTATCGCGGCGGTGAGCGACGAGATCCTGCGGGCCAAAGCGGCTGCCGGGAATCTGGCGGCCATAGAATCCCTGATCCAGCAAACCGAAAAGGCCATGGCGGCGTTGGAGGATAAGCGGCTCACCGTCGGCACCGGCCGCAACAAACGCAAAACTGAATACGCCCGCCTGCTGGAGGAACACAACAACTATCTGAACTTGCGCGCTCAGGCGGAAACGCAGCACGCCGAGGAGCACCGCAAGGCCAAAGAGCAAGCCTTTATCGCGGAGCTGGAGGCGGATGCCGCGTTCTACCAAGAGAAGACCTCCGCCCTCAAAGAGCAACAACAAAAAGAAACCGAGCTGCGCGAAAAACAAGTGAAGCGGCAGCTGGCCGGCGACCAGGCCCTGTTGAAGAGTTTAGAGGCCGAATACAAGCTGCTGCAGCTCTCGGACCGAGAACGCGCGATTGAGATTGAGCTGCGCAAGCTGTCCGCTAATGCGACCGAGACCCAAAAGGCGCGTGTGCGCGAGTTGGCCGGCGCCATGTACGACCAGCAGCTGGCAGCGGAAGCGCTAGCGAACCAGGCAGATCCGTTTGCCGAGGCCTGGTTAACTGCCACCGAGCGCATTGACGAAATCTTTGCCGATGTGTGGCAAGGCGCTTTCGAGAACTTTGAGGAGTTTGCAGACCGGCTGGAAAACGGCTTTAAAAAGCTGTTAGCGGAACTAGCCCACCAGGCACTGACCAAACCCATTTTGGTGCAGTTGGGCCTGGCCGGCTCCGGCAGCCCCTTTGGCAGCACTGGCATCAATGCCGGGGATCTCCTCTCAGCCGGAAACAGTGGCGGCAGCCTGACAGACTTGTTGTCCGGCGGTGGCCTTCTCACCGGTATTAACGGCACACTGTGGAGTGGCGTGGGTTATGCGGCCGACTTTCTCACCAATATCGGCTTTAACGGTGCGGCCGATACCCTGGTCTCTGCGGCGGCTAACATGGGTCAGCTGCCGGGCGGTCTGGCCGGCGGCAGCTTGCTTACGGCTGGAGGTGCATATCTGGGCGGCAAGGCCGGTAACGCCATTGGCGAGGGTTTGTTTGGCAAACAAGCCGAACACAGCTACGGTCAGATCGCCGGCGGTACTATCGGTGGTATTGCCGGTGCCGCTTCAGGTGCCATTGCCGGCATGCAAATGGGCGCTTGGGCCGGGCCTGTGGGCGCATTAATTGGGGCCGCCCTGGGCGCTCTGGTCGATGTCGCCTTTGGTGGTGATGGTAAAAAACGGGTAAGCCTGGGAGTTCACGCGGCCGACCTAAACGGCGGTCGCTATTTGCGAGATACCGAAATTGCCGCATCCGGGCTGGAGTTGACCTCGATGTCTCGCCGCGTTGGCAGCGAAGGCGATCAGGCGGCGCGCGCAATGTTGGATGCGTTTTTACTCATGGATCAAACCATGGTGGAAGCTGCCGAGACGCTGGGGCAAACCGTCGACCTGGCCGGTGTTGCGCTAAAAGGCAAGTCCAGTGATGCGGGCCATGCCAACGGCGCATTCTTTGGCTCTGCGGCCTATAATCGCGTCGACCAAAGCCAAATTGACAAAGCGGCTGGGGAGTTTGTGACGGCTTGGGGAGACGCTGTTGGTGGCCAGTTTGACGAAGTACTGGATATTCTCACCGCTGGCCTTTCCATGACGGAAATCAGCGATCACGCTGGTGGCATCATCTCCGCTGTGGGTTTGGTAGGCAGTGCAACCGGTGATCTTAAACGGGTGCTGGTTCGCTTTGTGCCGACGCTTGACGATACCAAAACCGTCGCCAGTGACTTGCCGTTTTGGTTTGGTCAGCTCCATAAGACTGTCAGCGCGTTCCCCTTTGACGATTTGATTTTAGAGGGCGAGGTTGCGGCTACCACTTTAACCCGGTTGTCCCTCAACCTCGTTGGCGCCAACGAGGTCGTTGATAACCTGGGTATGCGCGTGCTCGAACTGGACGAAGCCGGTATAAGAGCGGCGGATACCCTGACCGGCTTGTTTGGTGGTGCTGACGCCTTTGCCGTCGCCGCCAGCAATTACTCCACCGCCTTTATGACGGAGAGCGAGCGCTTTATAGTGTTTGAGCAGGGGCTGCGCGAGTCGTTCCAGGCATTGAATGCGGAGCTGCCCGAAAGCCGTCAGAAGTTCCGTCAACTGGTGGAGTCGATGGATTTGGCCGATGAGGCTGCCCAGCGGCAGTTTGCGGCCTTGATCGCCCTGGTGCCGGTGATGGAGGAATACTATCGTGCGTTGGAGCAACAGCAGCAGCTGGTGGGACGGCTGGAATCCGGTATCGACAGCTTGATCGATGGGCTGTATGGCACTGGTTCCGATATTGAACAGCGCATTGCTGAGGAGCGGTCGCTCCTAGCGGAGCAACAGCGGGCAGCAGATGCGCTCTACCGCACCGAGCAACAGCGCTACCGCGAGGCACTGGCGGCAGAGCAGCAACTGCTGGCCTATGCGGATTCGTTGCAGTTGGGTGAGCTTACCGTTCTGACGCCGGAGCAGCAGTTGGCGGAAGCGAAAACCCAGTTTGAGGCTGCCATTGCAGCCGCCAAGGCCGGTGATAACGGGGCCGCCCAGGATGCCACCCGGATTGCCAGCAGTTACCTGAAGATTGCCCGCGATTTTTATGCCAGCAGTGATGCTTATCGGGATATTTTCCTGGGGGTTAACCGCGAGTTAAACACAGTCGCCAATGCCTTTGGCGCAGCGACTCAGCCCGAGCCGACGACGGTGGCTGAATCGGACACACTGGCCGCGTTATATGCGCAGCTCGCAGAACAGCAAGCCCAGGCGGCAATCGATAGCCGACAGGAAGAGGCAGTGGAGCTGGCGAGTCAGTTGGCGGCCCTGGGATTGGCCCGCGATGTGACAGTGGCGAGCCTGATCGATTCCTTTGATATCAATATCCAGGATCTGGCCGAGGACTTTGGGGTGAACTTCGGTTCCATGTCGCAAGAGATGGAAACCCGGCTATCGGCCCTGGCGGATACTTTATCCGTTTCCTCTGAGGAATTGCTCGATCTGTTGACGCTGAGCTTTGGTGATCTCAACGGCAGCCTGGGCGATAAGCTGGGGGTTATTAACGATACCAGCAGCAATGGTTTTTTCGACTTGGGGGATATTTTTAACCGCCGTCACGACTCGCTGTATGACAAAGTAAAAGACGTTATCGGTGTATTCGACGGCAGCATCGATGGCTTGTCGGTCAGTATGTCGGAGGATATCCGTTACCTGGCGGGCGAGTTAGGTGTGTCCTCTACCGAATTACTGGAACTGTTGCGCAACAGTTTTGGCGACCTGTCCGGCGACTTTCGCGACGAGCTGGGGCTGATGTCCTCTGCGAGCGTGGAGCGCCTGGGCGACCTGGCCGAGGTTCTGCAAATCTCCTCCAGCGATTTGCTGGACATGCTCGGTATTAGCTTTAGTGACCTGGCGGCGAGCTTTGGCATTGATATTCAAAACCTGGATAGCTCCACCGCGAAGGAGTTGGTGGAACTGGGCAACTCGCTCAACCTCACCAATATGGAACTGTTGGGTAGCTTGGGGTTGGAGATCGACGATCTCGGCAGCGATATGAAAGCAGAGCTGGAAGCACTGGCCAATGCCCTTGGCTTAACCACCCTGGATCTGCTGGAGGGCTTTAACACCAGTCTGGCCGAACTCGCAGCCGACTTTGGTATCGACCTCAATGACCTCGATGTATCGATGACCGATGAGCTGCGAGCGCTGGGAGACGTGTTCAACTTGGCGATTGGCTCGCTGGCTGAAGAGCTGGACATCAACCTGGCGGTGCTGCCTGTAGCCATTCAGGAAGCGGTGGGTTACACCCCACCATCTGAGCCGGCTGCGCCTGCTTATGATTACGATACCTGGGCGGACTGGTTGGCGGCAGGTGTCGCCGATGGCTGGACGCCTAATTTTACCGAAGCTTATAACGCCTGGATCGCGGAAAATCCCGTTAACATTGGTTGGGGAAACTGGAGCTTTTACGCCAAGGGCGGGATCGCCAACGAGCCCTCCATTTTTGGTGAAGCAGGTCCCGAGGCAGCCGTCCCCTTGCCCGATGGCCGCACGATTCCTGTGACACTGAGCTATCCGCCGATTGCCTTTGCCGCCAATGATGAGATGGTGGCAGAGCTGAAAAAAATCGTGCGACAGTCTGGCGATCTACAGCGAGAGATTAATCAATTGCGTCAAGACAATCTGACAATTGCCAATTGGGCCTCGAAGCAGCGCGAGGGCACCAAGCAGGCGATTGAAGCCAGCGATCAAAACAACGTGCGTGCACTGGCGCTCAATGCCAAGAGTGAGGCCATAGGATGATTACCGACGAACAATACAGCGCCTGGCTGCGCGACGCCAATGCCGAGCCGGTGATACTGGTGGAGGCGACTCACTCAACCGGCACAGTGTATGTTGCCAGCCAGGCCTACCAGACCGGCCAAGGCGAAACACCCGCGCACACCTGCTACCGCGCCGTCATGGCTAACAGCCCGGAAATTGTCGAACGCCTGGGCAGCGCCACCGTGGGCGATATGGATTTGGTCAACGATGGCAGTTTGGACAGCTGGCTGGATCTCTATTGGCGGGGTTACCCTCTGCAGTTGTATCTGGGGGATGCCGGCTGGGTGCGCAGCGACTTCCGTTTGGCGGTTGATGCGATCAACGGTGGTATCAGCCGCCCCAGTAGCGGCCGCCTGCAGTGGACGATCTACGATCGTGCGGAAACCATACGAGTGCCGGTGGGCAGTGAGAGCAATCCTATCCGCTTGGGTAGTGTGTTTAATGCCAAGGCCGTGTTGGTGGATGGCGTCACGTTGAAATATAAGGCCCACAGCAACCCGGCCACATCGATGACGGTGCGCGACAACGGTGTGGCCGTTACTCTGGCCAGTGAGGACCTTACCAATGCTGAGTTTACCCTGAGCCAGCCACCGGTGGGTGACATTACCGTGGACGTGGAGCAGGAAGATCAAACCGCTGCGGAAATGATCACTCACTTGTGTGGCCTTAAAGGTATCTCGGTGGATGCGGCCAATCTAACTGCCTTTGCCAATACCGACACCTTGGGACTTTCAATCAGTCATGAAATGACCTTAGAAGAGGCTTTAACACAGTTTCAAACCATAGGGGCGCAGATCCGGTTTGACAGCTTGGGCAAGCTGCAGATCTATCGATTAGATGAACCGCAAGCGGCACAGGCGACCTTTACCCTAACCGATGCCGACATGGTGGCCGATGGTTTTTCCATGGAATCCGACGAGCCGCCCGTTACCGACTACACGGTGGGTTATAAGCGCAACTGGCAGGTGCAAAGCGCGGATTCCTTGGGTGACGGTTTAACTGCCATTGACCGGGACTTGTATAGCACGGAATACAGCACGGTCACCGTGACCAATGCTGTCAGCGATTACCCGCTGGCGCAGAATCGTCGACGCGACACTTTGCTGGCGACCCAGGCCGGTGCGCAGAGTGAATGCAATCGGCTGGCAGGTTTGCGCAATACCCGGCGTCGCGTGTGGAAAGCGGTGTGCTTTCTGTCGTCACAAACGGTGCAGTTGGGGGATGTGGTCAATGTGCAGCATCCACGTTGGGGCTTTGACAACGGTCGCGCCGCATTGGTGATAGGCATTACAAGTCGCTTGGGCCAGCGGCGCCGGGAGTTGTATTTATGGCTGTGAGTCGAAAGTTGCATATGATAGTGGGCAGTCAGCTCGATAGTGAAACGCTGAATTTTAACACTGACCCATTGAGCAGTATGCCAGCGGAAAATATGCAAAGCAGTGATGCGGATCTGATTACCCGCATTCCCGCCAGTTCCGCCTCCATCACCTTTAGCCTGGCGGGGCTTGCACAGGTCGCCAGTGGCTTTGCGATCGCGGGACACAATTTGCCCTATGTAGATGGCACCGTACGCGTGCGTCTGTACGAGGATGCCAATCAGACCGGCACTGTAAACGTCGATAGTCAGGATTTGCCAGTGGCTACCAAAATCACTTTGGGGGCGTTTAGGGCCGGTGTGCATCGCGTTGGCCAAACTTATGATGAATCCGTCGATCTGCCGCGTATTGTACGCTACTGGTTCGATGAGCCAGTGGCCTATCGTTCCGGTCAGATCGATATTACCGCGCCCGGTGCCACCGAAATTGACATCGGTCGCCTATTCCTGGGGCTGGCGTTTGTGCCTAACTGGAATTTCAGCTGGGGACGCAAGTTCCAGCTCATTGATCCGTCAGAGCACACCCGCACTGAAGCGGGCGGATCAAAGACCGAGAAGCGAAGAGCTTATCGCCGGTTTGAGTTCAACCTGGACTGGCTGGACGAAGCCGATCGCGAACGGCTGTATATCGAGCTGTCACGCAATGGCAAAGCGCAAGACATGCTGGTGTCGTTAGATCCAGACCGCCCCGGTGTGATGGGGTTGGTGGAATCCATGATTGCCAAGCGGGTGAACGACTACAGCGATAGCTTTACTCACGTTAACACGTATCAATCGAGCCTGGTATTGGAGGAAGTTTAATGGCCGCCACTGTCGATTTAGAGCAGTATAAACTCAATAACGGGGACGATGTTTTAACCAAGTTGAATGGGCTGGTCACTGCGCTCCAGACCCATGCCAATGAACTGGCGCAGCTGACCACTGACACACAGAACTGGACGTCTTCCCAAGTGTTGTCAGCAGCGGCCAGTGCGAGTCTCGCGCAGAGCGAGCAGCAGATTGTGGCGGATGCCAAGGCGGCGGTGCTACAGGCGCTGGCCGATGCCGTGGCGGTGGTGAGTGGCGGCACTGCATCACAGGTGCCGGAAGCGGCCAAGATGCCGATTGCTGGGGCGGAACCATACATTGATGATGGCTGGCTGCGCTATGTAATCCCTCAGCTAAAGCGGGTATTCCGATACCTTGATGTGGTTGCCGTCGACTTTGGCTGGGAGTGTTTGGATGACAGTTGGCGCTACCGTTGTTTGCATTACCCTTATGCCAAAGAGTCGCGCCCTACGGGTATTGACCGAGGTGAATTTGCCAACTTGGCTGCTGCGATTGCGGGCGGGGCATTGATAGGAGACATGTACTTCAACACGATCTCTAAAAAGTGGTTTGAGGTGCTGACTATTGGCCCGGATACTGAGCAGGAAGTTTATCGTTTTGGTTCTGATGAACCGCCTGCCTATCCAATCATCATTGCCGAAGCTGACCGCGTGGTAGTCTTTGATACAAAGGCCGCCAAGCTGACCATGTGGATGGTGTTTGCAGGCTCTTGGAGCTACGCGTCCGGCAATATGCTGTTGTTGGCCAACGGCTCCAACGGTAGTGTTACATCACTGAAAGCCAGGAACGGTAAGATATTCGTCGGTGTTGATCCGTCTGTCAGTTCAGGCGGCTTGCATGTTTTTGATCTCGCCAAAAACAGCGGCTATGTCCATGACGATAACGGTATCAGGGCTTATCTGGGTGACATCAAAGAGCGCAACGCCAATAAGGGTTCTGCGGCGGCGGCTGGTAATGGGCTTGTCAGTGAGCATGTTCTTGATGTTGCTGTTGCTGTCCTCGATGACGCTCCAGTCGACCCTGCAACCGCCCTGAAAATACCGACTGTTTATGTGGGCACAGACGCTGGAGCCTCGATCATAAGGCATGATGAAAAAGTAGAGAGGGGGGGTGAATTAAACTCTGGTTGGAATGTTGGATCGCTTATAGTTGACCGTCATAGGCAGGTGTGGGGCTCTATTAAAAACGACCCTGATTATGGCGGTCTGCAACTGTTGAGTGAGTTGCCATATGAGACGGTTGACGTCATTGGTGTTGAAAATGGCGCAAGTAACAAAGGCTACCCAAAGACCACTAACCTGTCAGACAGTCACGGTGTAAACACGAGTTGGCCGATGACGCTTGGCCGGATTAATTATGCGTCCGATGCTGGCGATAAGCTGGCAGTTGCTGGCGATATGGGTTTGTCGTTAATCCATGATAACGCCTTGGATCGAACTAAATCGATGATCGCCCACATTACCGACAAATACAACACTGGTTGGATGGTGGGTGATTGTCAGTTGGCCATTGCATGCGACACCGATTTGGGTTCATTGATAGGCATTGAATACTCCATCAACGGCGGTTTTGATACGGACACCATTTGGACTAAAGGGGATGGTTGGTCTATTGCTGGCGGTGTGGCTACATGTGACGGGACGCAGGCAGGAAACTCTTCCCTGCAAGAAAACGCTACGCTCGTTAATGGCAACGATTACCTTTTGACTTTTGAAGTCACTGCTGTAAATGCCGGGGCGATCAATTACGTTGATGTCGGTGGCGTTGTGTTCAATGACGACATAAGCACGACTGGTGTTAAGTCGTTTAGCTTCACTGCCACGGAAGCCTCAACGACTATTGCCATTGTTGCCGATAGCAATTTCGACGGCTCTATTGATAATGTGTCCTTGAGGAGTGTTACGAAAAACCGCGCAGCCAATGGCGGCAATATTGGCATACACGGCACGGTTGGCAAGGTTTCTGTAGGCGGTAGCGAGATAGCCTTTGTTAAGGATTTTGGGGTTGCTGGAAATGACCTTGAATGGGGCGACTCTGTTTCTATGTTCCCCCATAACTCGGATTGGTCATTCTGTTTTTGGACGGATGCTTCTCAGGATTTTGTAATGGGCCAACGCGGCGCAGACGCGCAATGGAATACTACAGACCGAGCTGGCTTTCAGATTCATATTGCCGGACCGGGTGGTAGTAAGACAGTTAATATCCGTCGATATGAAAGCACAGCTGGAGATCTTGGAGGCAGGACTCTGAGCACACCTTGGCAGGAAGATAACACTCTTAAGCTGGTCACAATCGTCAAAGAGGGATCAAGTTGTAAGTTGTACATTAATGGTGATCTGAAGACCAATGACACAACCGATTGGGATACTGACGGAGGTGCCGCTTATAGCAATTTCTATATTGCCCATGCAACAGGTAATGAGGCCTTTGCTTTGATGCGCTACTCAAAAACCACTTTGAGCGCTGACCAAATCAAAAAGATGTACCGCGACGAACTGTGCATGATCCAGGGGCGCGCCGTTCTACAAGGCAGTGACCCCGATATCAAAGCTATTGCTGTTGATGAGTCTCGCGGGCTTATTTACCCAGTAAGCGCTGGTGTGGTGAATGCCTTCCAGGAGCTAGAGTTAGTGGAGAGTTCGCTGGATGGGATTGCTGAAAAAATCCCTAACTACCACTTTACCGAAACTGACGTTAGTGCATGGGTAGGAGGCATAACAACACACGACACAACCGTTTATGCTGACGGGGCGTTAAAGGTTGCGGCTGCTGATCAGTGGGGGTCATCACGTTTTGACCTCGGGGTGGTAGGCGTTGCATCGGATGATATGCTGTTAATCCGGTACAAATTTAAAACGGACAACGGCAACTTTAAAGTTGGACTTCATGACCAAGTATCTACTTGGCAAGGCTCCATTACAGGTAGCGGAGAGAAGGAGGGTGTTTTTGTTACAAAGGCAGGAGCTACTCCTCATTTGAGGATTGAAAATACTTATGCTGGGGCCAACAACGCCTGGGTGGATTACATTAGTGTAAAAGTGATCTCAAAAGCAGCCCCCTTCCAATCCGTTAGCGCTTTGAATGGTGCGTTGCTGCTGGGTGGGGCAAACGGGTTTGATGTGGATATTCCTGCAGTCAATATCCGCGAGCGGTTGAACAAGGCTGTTAATGATCGGTGTGATGAGTACCTTGATGTTTGGCAGCAAAGCTACACAGAAAACGGTAACTTTGCCGCTGGCGATGTTGCTTGGAGCAAAGGAGCCGGGTGGAGTATTGCCAATGGAAAAGCAAGCTGCGACGGTACACAAACAGCTGTATCGAACTTGAAAAATGACGATGCGCCGGACGTTGAAGCCAATGAGCAGTATGTCGTTACTTGGACGGTTTCAAGCCATTCAGCTGGCACCACAAAGCCAAACCTGGGCGCTTGGGGCACCACCGAGACCGGCAACGGCACTTTCAGTCAAACCATTACTGCATCTGACGCGGGCGACCGGGTGATTATCCAGGCGTCTGCTGACTTTGTTGGTGATATTGACGACGTTTCCGTTTATCCCGCAGAAGGTTGTCGACTGCCTCACGGTTACAAGCCGGAGCGAGTGGAGATTGACCGCAAAACCGCTCGCGCGTCCAAAGGTAATAATATCTATGACTACGCGGTTAAGTTTGACGGCTTTGACTTCATTGTTGATCCGGTCGCCATTTACGACGAGCTGTATGTCCGCGCCAAGAGGGTTGCATAATGCTTGAGGTAACTACAAATGAGGTGCGGGTTAATTCCCGCGCCGTATTTTCTGTGTCCGATAATGCCGATGTATCGCTGGTCCAACTGGAGCGATTAATCCAGCAAGTAATACGCAGTCGCTACCCCGACCAGGTGCGGGAGAAAATCCAGCGAACTGGCGAGGGTAAGGCCGAGCTTGATAGTTTCTTTGAGTCTATGGGCATGACCAAGGACCAGGCTGTCGCCTTGGTGATGCTTAAGCGCCAGGCCATGGCCTACGAGCGAGCCAAGTCCCGCCTGGCGCGTTACCGGCTGGCTGAGGGCCTTATTGGCGGCTGGGTAGACATTGAGGGCGAGGTTATTGTTGGCAGCTTTGTGCGGCTGCCTGGTGGCGATGTAGGCAATGTAATGCTGCTTTACCGTACTGATGAAGGTGAGGCCGTGGCCGACGTCGCTCTGGCGGGGGATTTGTCTGTTGGTGCCCAGCTAGTGGCTGGCTTGCAGCTGGTCCAGTGGGTCGAGCCAGTGGAGCCCCTGCCGGCGACGGTGGAGGTCGCAGTCGAGGACGGCACGATTATCTCTGAGCCGAACCCGTTGATCGTCCAGGACGACGCCGAGCGGACAGCAGCCCAAGCGGTTGTCGACGGCGTCAGTCAGGCGGTTATTGACCTCGTAGAAGTGCGAGCCAATGCGTAACCTGTTGTATGTAGTTGTCCTGCTGGGCGACCGCGCTGGCGCTATATAAAAGTAAAGAGGAAGCGACGGCCAAGGTGCGGCAACACCCAGGCCGACGTCAATCCACAGTGCAGTGACCACTGTGAACCAACCAAGGCTTCCCCACCTGTCGACAGGCGGCGCGAAGCCTACCAGAAATAAGGTAGGTTCACCATGCATGCAGTACGCTGTGGTAAATGTAATAAGCTGCTGGCCCGTGCGGCCGGTATTGGCACCCTGGAAATTAAGTGCCCACGGTGCCGGTTCATTAACAAGCTGGAGCGCCCACGAGCGCCATTCACACCCAAAGGAGAAATCGCTCGTGGCCAAACCCTTAGTCCCATGGATCGGAGGTAAGCGTAAGCTCGCCGACAACATCTTGCCGCTGTTCCCGGATCACCAATGTTATGTGGAGCCCTTCTGCGGGGCTGCGGCGTTGTTCTTTCTAAAGCCGCCCTCCGAGGTGGAGGTGCTCAACGATATCAACGGTGATCTGGTCAATCTCTACCGGGTGGTCAAGCACCATTTGGAGGAGCTTTATAAGCAGTTTAAATGGGCTTTAACCAGTCGCCAGAATTGGGAGTGGTTGCAGTCCACGCCACCCCAAACCTTGACCGATATCCAGCGGGCGGCAAGGTTTCTGTATCTGCAAAAGTTGGCATTTGGCGGCAAGGTTGAGGGGCGGAGCTTCGGGACAGCTACTACCAGTCGCCCGAAATTCAATATTTTCACCCTGGAGCAGGATTTGGCTGATGCCCATTACCGGCTGGCTAATACCACTATTGAGCATCTGCCCTGGGACAAAGTGATCGAGAAGTATGACCGCCCCCATACTCTGTTTTACTGCGATCCACCATACTGGCAAACAGAAGGCTACGGGGTGGACTTCCCCTGGGAGCACTACGAGCGAATGGCTGAGCTGGCACGAGCGATCAAAGGCACCATGGTGATCAGCCACTTGGACCATCCCGACATCCGCGAAGTGTTCTCTCATTTGTCAGTAATGGAGGTGGATTATGCTTATACGGTTGCTGGTGGCGGCCAGACAACAGCCTGTAAAGAGCTGATATTTGGTAATTGGAAGGAGGGTGAGGCGCCTCAGCCAAAAGGGAGTCAGGTGGGGCTATTTTAA